ATTTTTTCATAATAATAAAATACCAAACAATTTATTTATTTATTCTGTTTCTTCATTGAGTGCTTGACACTCTTCACATTCATGTTCTTCATCATAGTTCTCATACTTTACTATAGCCCCCAGGTGTGCATTGAATAGGGTTAGTACTGATACTGATGATCTATTGAGTAATGTTTCTATACCGTCAAAACTTAGGCGCTCATCTGTTTGAAGTTGAACATTGCATGGTCCTATTGATAGGCTTATATTTAGCATATTCTTTCCTCCCTGATTTTGGGTAGGCTCCGCACTGCTGTGTCAATTATAGCAGAACTTCCCAGTTTTATCAAACTTCATTCCTTACTTGAGATATCTTGGCAATGTCATAAAGACCATTCCTTATAGGTATCTTATGTCTATTGACTATCTTCTTTAGGTCCCGCTTGGAAATGTTGAGCCATAGACAAATAGCATCCTCATCCAGCCAAAACCTTCTATTGGGATTAGCCATAGCCAACTGTATGAGCCTATATAGAGTCCATTGTGTCCTACATTTTAGGCAGGAAACACCAGATAATATACGCTCAATATCTATAACCACATGGGCTTTACAGCCTTCTGTAGGGCATGGAATCCTTCTTGGCTTCTCTATAAATCGTTTAGTTACAGATAGTCCTTTTGAATGGATCTCTTTAACTTCCGCCCCAAAATCACCAACCCAATCCTGCCTAAGAGTCCAGTCCAAATGCTGTAGATGAAATGTGATTGTTGCAGCAACCTCTTTCTCTATGCTTGGCTCTCTCTTTAGCAGGGCTGGTGGCGTTAGATTTCTACCTTTGCGGATCAGCGCCTCATACTTATGAAGCATAGGTAATATATCTGTAGCCATAGAATAGTCCATCGCTGATACATTAAATCCTATTGATCTTTCAGTAGATACTGTTCCTGATCCAGTTCTGCCTGGTGTCAGGAAACCTTTTGCTTCTTGTTGCAACTCAGGGATTTCAGATAGATTTTCTTTAAGATTAGTCTCACATCTTCTGCATAGAAACTTTTCATCTCTTGCATCATGCTGACATGTTAAACATTCCATCTTGACCCCTTGTTTAATTTATTTCTTCTCTAACTGTTTCATTAAATCATCAACAGTATTGAAGTCTTTGTATCCTTCTGTTTTAGTATTCTCAATTAGATAATTACTAAAGTTATTAATTGCATCTATTCTGCGTTGGAAAACATCTTGTTTTGTTCCCAACAATAGTAGTGGAATCAACATCCACCATCCAAGAGCATAAGTTAGGAATGACCAAATGATTACGCTTCTTCCCATTGAGAATGCTCCAATGACTGCTAACGCTGTCCAAACCCATTGCATCATTTCTGATCCTTATCTTTAACAGGACAATCATCACATTCAACCCAACCTATTTGCTCCAACTTGACATTGCACTCATCGCACATATCTAATGGAGGATAGTTCGGATATTCAATATCCACTTCTTCACATTCACTGCAATAAAATACCTTATGATGCTTTATTTCTGACATTCTAACACCCACTCCATATCCTTGAAAAATACTTCTATTCCTCTATTATAGTCTATGTGTTTGTTGGCATTGACACATATAGTTGCTAAGGCTCTTTCTAATCGGTCCCGCTTGATTTCTGGAGTATCTACAATCTTAGGCATCTTACCACTCCTTACGCTTATTGTTAGGATCTACGATAATGTCGTGCCATACTTTAATGTTATCAAGTCTTTTGCGACGAACTTGATAGTTTTCAAGATACTTAATTACTTTATCTTTAAGAGGATTTGTCTTGTGCATTATGTCTTGTTCATACTTGCTAATGTTTATATTGCATGAAGAGCATACAACACCTCTTGTGCAGTCACCGCAATAAGGAACTTCGTTGCAGCAAGCATGGTCATGATCAATTACTAAGAATTCTGATTTTCCACAAATCTGACAACCATTCTTAGACATTTCCTGATAGTCTTCTAATGTAATTCCATATTTGCGTAGATTGCGTGGGTGATCTGTTTTTCCACCATAAATACCAACTGTGTTAAATTTACTACCTTTTCTTTCGTAGTGTTTTCTACAATATCCAAGAGCATAGTGTTTATTGGCACAACCATCAAGAGTACATAATTTCTTATTATATCTACGACTATCTAAAACATAGCCAATGTGACAATCTTTGCAATGACCTTTATAGGCATCACGCTTTTTATCAAAATAAAATTCTTTTTCTGATTTTGTTTCTTTACATTTATTGCATGTAATTTCTATCATTATGACCACAACTCCTGATATTCACGAACTGTAGTTAATCCCTTGTAATCATGGCAGTCCACGCAGAATTGTGTCTTTGTATAATCAAACGCCTCTGCCACTATCTGTGAGCAAAAGACGCATATAATCGCATTTGGATTATTCATTTGTTTCTCCTTGTTTATCTCGTTTTTACAGCCTTTTGAACTGTATGACTTAAGTATAGCATGATTGTTATACCTTTGTCAAACCGATGGCCATATTTTAGATATTGTTACCAAATCGTTATAATTGATACCAACCATCGTCCCATAAATCTAATAGTCTTCTAAAATATCTGTCATATTTCCATCTAACTACATCCAAGGAATATTTTTTATAGGCGTGATCTGCTATAGTCTTAGGATTAAGATTTTTACTATCTTCTGCTGCCCGCACAAATTCAGCAAAGGTATTACATCTATAGCCATTAAAGCCATCTATAACAGTCTCAGTAAAGACACCCCAATCTGTGGTAATCACAGGCGTTCCACACATCATGGACTCAATATGAACATTTCCAAATGGTTCTATGTAGAGTGTAGGCACAAATGTAGCAATTGCTCCACCAAATAACTTGGCTCTTGTTTCTGGATCTACTGGACCAATATATTCTCCATACTTAGGAATATAGTCTCCAGGACCTGCCATGATTAATCTGGCACCTAACTTCTCACAAACTTGACTGGCTATGTCCACACCTTTTCGTGGAATCATTCTGCCTATGTATAAATAATAATCTTCTTTGTCTGGCTGGAATGGAAACATCTCAGGATCTAAATAACCAGGAATAACAGCATCATAGAAATTTCCATCTACTGTTGTTGGATTTTTATGCATTGCATAGATTGAATGTCTCCATGCATTAGATTCAAATACTCTGTACTTTGCAAAGGTACCGCCATAACCTATCCCAAATTCTACAGACATGTGTTCTGGAAATGCCTTAGCGATAGGTTCTTGTGTAGTTCCACCTATTAAACAAATAAAGTCTTTCTTTTGAATCCGCTTTTTTATCTGATCAATGGCGGTATTGTTAAACATCTGCCATGCTGGAAGGGTATTATCAAATGAAGCATGTACATAATGCTTGCCATCTAAAAAGTCTAATCGTTCTTCTTCTGATAGGCATGTAATTAATTCTGTTACATTGGCTTCTGTTTCAGTACCCGCATATAAAAATGCCTCATGACCAAGAGAAGTCATCATGTTGCAAAAATAATGAACCTTAGCGGTATATGCACAATTGGCAAATGCTTTGGTTACATTAGTATGTGGTAGAGAAACTATATGAAAACGCATTACTTACAGCAGCCATCTTCACAATCACATTCAGTTAACATGCCTTGAATGATAAAGTCTAACTGCTCTACTGCATTTTCTAATGCTGCTGAAACTCCTTTTAGGTCCTCAGCAAGTGACTTCTGGTAATTCTGATTGTTCAGATTCATCGGATATGATGCTCCGCCCATTTTCTAACTCCTCTATTGCTTGTAGTCTAATTTGCTGCACAAGATTTAAAATCCAGGCATTGGCAAATTGCATTTCTTCTTCGTTATCTGATGAGAGAACAATGTCTCCATCAACAATACTCCATGTGTTCATTTGTTTTTCCTCATGTCTGCTAAAGTTCCAAGTATAGCCTTTACAGTGCCATCTTTTCTAATCTTTACAACTTTTCCATCTTTGATAATTGTATCATTAAATGGCAATTTACGCTTTCGTTTTCCAGATGACATTAGTTCTCCTCTAAAGAATTTAGCAAAGTATCTTCTTGGTTCATTCATTTTTTACCAGTCCAAAAGTATAAAGCAAAGGCAGCACCTATGCCTATTGGTAAATTACCTAAAATTATTCCTAAAGCACAACCACCAATAATGTATTTAATTACCATAATTTGCAGTCCTTTGCTAAATGCATCTTTGTATTTGTTTCAGGATGCCAAAGCATTTTTTGTTTTACTTTAATTCTTCTCGTACAGGCATTACAATTAATATAATTATCTTTATTAATTATAGTCTTCCATCCTGGAGTGGTATTTGTATTATCTAAGTATTTCTTTTCTTTTCTAAAAATACTTGTTTCATCTAACCAATTAATATTACTTCCCATAATTCTATTTCTCCTTTTATCTCTTTTTCTTTTAAACTGTCTGCCTAAGACTGTCTTTAACATATGAAAATCTTTTGCAGAAAAATATGGCTATCGCCATTCGTACTGCTTCGTAATTCAGCACTTGCGGTGAGAATTCAACGAGTCTTGGATTTCTGCCCAATGACCCTTCAGAACCAACATTGATGCGATCTCTAAACGCCCTGAAGTAGAATCAGTATATCATGAATATTTTTAATTTGTCAAATTGACTATAAAAGAAGTCAGCCCCAGGTAAGAGATGTGGCAGGAGAGCCGAAACCTGGGACTGACAGGAGGTGACTGATTATGGCAACCAGTAAACTAAGTGTAGCATAGAAAGAAAGCGGTGTCAATACACCTTAACCACTATGAGATTTCCATTCTGATCTTGCTTTTCAACAAGTTCATATTCCATCTCAGCAATTACTTTTTCCTTCATGTTATCAATATCTTTTGCCATATTACTCCAACACAGCCTTTTTAAAAGTACCGTCTTCTTGTAACTCCCAAACTATAAGAGTATCTTGATCTTCAAGTTCTTCTGACATTAGTACCATCCTTTATCTTGAAAATGTTTCCAGGCATTACAAGGGTGTATATGCCTTCTGGAAATATAAGCAAGCGTGGCCACAAGTTGACTTACGCCTGCATCTGTTTTTTTCATGCCTAAGTTTTTATAGGTGCTGGAAAGCATTTGCCCAATCCCTGAAGCACTGCTTGTAGGATTTTTGGCTTCTGGCCGCCATCCCGATTCCTTGCCAATAAGTTTAGTTAAGCATGAATATTGTTCTTTTGTTAGCAATTCCTTCGCTACCGCTTTTGCGTTAACCTGTAGTAGTGGAGGTCTTGGCTCGTATACTACTGGAACTGCTGGTGTTGGGCTGGTTAATTGTAATATTAGCACTGCTATCATTATCAATAGTCCAGCAATTGTTGTATTTTTGCTAATAGATTTTCTCCTTTAGTTGGCCCCATGTAAACCCCATGAGATTTCCCGCAGTTATCCTAATACTCTATTTTGATATTAGGAATATTATATAAGTATACATTACTTAAGAGTAACTTGCATATAAAGTATTTCAATGCTACACTTTAAACATGGCTTTTGAACGATTCTAAAGCCCTGAATAGAAGGTAAATAATGAACAAAGAACTACAACATTATGGAATATGCAATGAGTGCTTTAATCAATTTGAGCAGCCAATTCAGCCAAGTACTGGTAAGGCTGCCAAAAGAAAATATTGTGATAAATGTCTTCCAGCAATACATAAAAGATCTGGAACCAAAAGGACTGAAGATTATTATTTAGATAGTAAAGGATATGCTCTTGTTAGAATAAATGGACGATTTATTCATGAACATAGGTATGTAATGGAACAAAAATTAGGTAGAAAATTAAATAAGGCTGAATCAGTTCATCATATTAATGGAATTAGACATGATAATAGTCCTGATAATCTTGAATTATGGGTAGGTCCTATCAGATATGGACAAAGGGCTGCAGATATAAAATGTCATAATTGTGGTCATTCTTATAAAATTGATTAGAGCCTTACCTCAAAATACCCTCAAATCCTTGCGAGGATTGATTCTAAGGTGCCTTTCTATAGTTCCAGGTCATATTATGTGTCCTAAAAGATGAATGGTCCCAGATTTGACTCCAGGACCATTCCTTAAGATCTGAATCGCTCAAAATTCCCTATGGATGTGTGTAGCGTTGTGATCTTAATGTCTAATTATAGCAGTTACTTTACTTTTATCCCAAATTCTGTTGCTTTAGGATCAAGTGCCTTTAGAATAGGTCCAATTAATCCTGCGATAAATGCATTAGACAAAACTTTGAGATCTGTCTGACCAGCCATATATAGTGCCAATACAGACGCTAAGGCTGCTCTTAGATAGGATTTTACTCCTGCGACTAACTTATCTTTATTTGATAGTTCAATCTTGGCTTTTGCCATTTTTTACTCCTTTGAGTTTCATATTTTTTATTCTTTCTTTCACCTCGTCTGGAGTTTCAATTACCTCAAAATGCATTTCGTCTTTGCGTTTTGCGTAATCGCCGCCCCAACGAAGACCATATTTCTTACATAATTCTCTAATTTTAGCAGCCTGCTGCTTGGTAAATGTATTTTCTGCATGTAAAGGATGCTTGGTAGCGTTTAAATCTATGGCTGTACCTGATGAGTGATTGCTCAAATCAGTATCACTACCCCTGACTTCTCTATAGGCGTATGCCCAATCATCAAACACACCCTCATCAATAGGCTCTACTTGAGCGTGAAATTCTGCTGCAAAGGCAGCCAAGATTACTCCAGCGTCTTTCTGTAATCTCATTTTTCTATCAGTGTTTTTGATTTTGAATTCCTTGATGCCTATTTCCTTTTGGTCAGGCGATGCAGGCCATCCATTTTGAGATTTTTTCATTCTTCACCCTTTGATACGAATGTTTTCTTGCGTGACTTTGGCTTTGATTCAAGCAAAAGAAAGAATATTTCATCTACTCTTGATTCAAGTCTATTAACCTGATCCTTTATACTTGACCCTGAATTTGGCTTTAACTCAGATAAGTAATGCTTGACCAGCCATCTAACTGATCCAATAAAGGCAACTGCTATGGTGATTGCAGAAACTATAGCGCCCAATAACTGCTCTATGCTCATTTGTTTATTTCTCCTTGTATCCATGTATAGAGTTTATTAATGCCTTCTGATAATGACATTGAATAATCCCAATTAAGTTTTTCTCTTATTAAGTCATTATTAGAATTTCTACCACGAACACCAGTGGGTCCAGGTATATGCTTTTTATTCAATTGTTTGTTTTCTATAGAGCAGGCTATATCTACCAACTCATTTATAGAAACTCTCTCTTCAGAACCAATATTTACTGGTCCAGAGAAATCTGATCTCATTAGCCTTAATGTGGCTTCTATGCATTCGTCTATATATAAGAATGAACGAGTTTGTTCTCCATTGCCCCAGATTTCTATCTCATCTGTTGCTTCTATTACTTTTCTACAAATAGCAGCAGGTGCTTTTTCTTTACCGCCCTGCCAAGTGCTATAAGGCCCATAGATATTATGGTAACGAGCAACCTTATTCTTCATGCCGTAATTGCGATTATAGGCAAGATAAAGTCTTTCGCTAAATAGTTTTTCCCATCCATACTCGCTATCAGGATCTGCAGGATAAGCATCTGACTCTTTAAGGCCAGGATTGTCTTCAGATTCTTGAGCATACTCTGGATACATACAAGCAGATGATGAGAAGAATATTGATCTTACTCCTACTTTTTCTGCCTGCCTTAAAACATTAACATTTATTAAAACTGAATTCGTCATTACTTCTGAGTCGTGCTCTCCAGTAAATATATATCCAGCACCACCCATGTCTGCTGCAAACTGGTAAATTTCATCAAATCTAAAATTTAATATTCTTTCTACAAATTCTTTATTTCTTAAATCACCAATCATGAACTCATCAGCATATGTGCTCCAGTATTCAGGAAGTTTTAAATCTACTCCACGAACCCAGAAACCTTCTTCTTTTAGTTTTTTGACTAAATGACTTCCTATGAAGCCACCTGCTCCCATTACTAATGCTGATTTCATATTTTGGATTCCTTCCATTCACGCCAGAATTGTTTAGTTTCAGATTCTTTGTTATAGCCATTCCAGGAATATTTCCCAGTACCCTCAAAATCTTCTTCTATAAATAACTTAAAGCCAATATCTCTTTTTTGATTTATCTTTCTATGAATGTAAGCAGAAAATGTACTTC